GCCTCCATGCCGGTCGCCACTTTGAGCCAATCCAGGCTGCACGCGGCGCACGTCCAGTCCAGCAACTGGGGCTCCATCGGTGTATAGGGATCCCATCGAACCGCCGGTGGTGCCGGCTCGATCCCTGCTAGAAAGCCAGTCGATTGACTTTGTTGTCTTGCTCGTAATACCAGTACTGCGCGTCGCGGGCGAGCGTGAGCGAGATCTTGTGGCCAGGGTCGAGGATCACGTACTGCTCGTCGCTGCGGGCCTCGTCGCCGTTGTCGTCGATGGCAGCCTGCACGCCTGGGCCGATGTTGTAGTCAGCCATGCACACCCGCCTCCATGAGCGCGAGCGCCGCAATCAGGCTGTCATCTAAGATCCAGCGCTGCTCGCCGTCGGTATCGATCACGCGCTGCTTGACCTCGGCGGCGGCCTGCTCGGCGGTTTTGGCCTCGCGGCTCAGGCCGGGCTGCATCGCCACCATGACGTGCAAGCTCTGGCCCATCAGCGCGTCGGCACCACCACCTGGCGGCCAGTACGACACGCTGCCGCAGCCCTCGAACGGGCACGGCACCACCACCACGTTCAGGTTGTCGGTGCCGTCGATGTTGGTGCCGTAGGTGACCGTGGTGGGATCGAGCGTGCCGCCGTGGCTGCCGCCGGGGGCATCATCATGGACATACTCCCAGGCAGCGGGATCGTCGAAAGAAGTGACCTTGACGCTCATCAGGCGTTTGCCTCCAGCGTGATGCAGTTGCCGGCGGTCCCGTTGTAGGCCGCCACCGCAGCGGTCGCCACCGCGATCATCGTCAAATACAGCGCATCTACGCCTGCTCCCACGGTTGGCTGGCCGCAATTGGAGACGACCCATGTCCCGACCTTCGTCGCCGTCGGCAGGACCGCCTTCCGGACATACCGATAACTCGTCTGGATCTGCCCCCCGGCCACGGTGTAGGACTGAGTGACCAGTGACGTTGTGGTCTCTCCCAGGATCTCGTAATACCGCAGGCACCGCGCGAGGTCGTCGGCCGGGTGCATGGGCACGTAGTTGGCCGCCTGGCTGCCCACCACCAGCATGGCTTGACCCGCGTACCACTGCGAGCACGTCGCCTGGAAATTCAACTCCACGTTGAGCACCGTGGCGTCGTTCGGTACCAGCCCGCTGACCGTGAGTGTTACTGCCGCCGATGAGCCAGGGTGAAAACTGCTGACGGCATTCAGTGGACCGGTGCCATCGGTGCTCAGTGAAATCCGCACCGCATTCGCCGCGTTCGCCCACACCCGCATGGACAGCGACACCGTCTGTCCCCCCAGGTGCCCGACGTGATTCCCGTCACCGGCAAATTTCACTTGCTGCAACAGGTACGACGCGGTCGAATGGGTGTACGACCCCTGGACACAGGGAACGGTCGCGCCACCACCTGCCCCGATCCCCGCCGATGCGCAGGACACCGAGATGGCCGAGCCGCCGCCGAGGGCGATCTGCCAGCGATCGGCCGTATAGGCCGTATTCGTGGTGAACGGACCGTTGCCACGCTGGGCGACAGCCATGCCGCCATTCACCAGCAGGTTGTCGCGCGCGACGTCCGCGCCCAGCATGGCGTTGGTGATCGAGCCCGCGGCCGGTCCCCCAACCAGCAGACCCTTGCCCGCCCCGTCGTGAACGTGGGTGCTCACCGCCGCGGCCAGCGCCTGCACGTCCTCTTTGACAAAAATGTCGGTCGCCGCGGTCGCGCGCGGAAATGTAGGAAACGAGTAATTCGGGTCAACTGGGATACGCGCCATCTAGCTGCTCCTCAAATCCACTGCACCGCTTTGATGCGTAAACTGCCACGCCACTGGCGCCCGATCTCATCGAAGCTCTGCATCACCGAATAGTCGGTAAACGACAGCTCCTGCGTCGTCTCGTCAGGCAAGACCACCGTCACCGCTCCAGGGTTGTCCACCGCCGCCTCGATCAATTTCTGAATCTGCTTTCGGCCCATCCGCACCGGCACCCCGTCCCGCCGCACCAGCCCGTCGGCACACAGGATGTCGGCCGAAAACTCCATCACCCGTTTCGGACGCAGCGCGTGCCCCAGGGACACCGCGCTGACCAGCGGTGACAGCGTGTGGTCGGAGTTGTGCAGATGCACCCGCAACGCTGCCAGCGTGCAGGTTGCGCCGGTCGGGAATTTCGCGCGGTCATAGACCGCCGTGTTGAACGTGTGCGGAAACGCGGTCCACGCCATGCCCGGCGTCACGTCCAGCCGGTACTCCAGCGTCACGTAATTCTGGGCGTCGATCCGCGGACCCGTCACCGAAAAATGTCTGAGGCTTTTCACCGACGCGTGGTATCCGCCGTGCCACACCGGCAGGTCCACCCACCCGTCGCCCACGAAGTACTTGTAGTCCACGCACCCCGCGGGATTGGGCGTACACGGATTCAAGACCCAGCCGATACTGCCATCGCTGAACCCCACGTACGTGCGGGTATGCCCGCTCACCGTCGAGCCGATCGTCGACACGAACAGCGCCTGGATGGCGCGGCCGACAAACGGGATGCTGACAGAACCGTGCCACGCGTCGATGTGGACCGGCTCGCCCGTGCCCTGCGAGCCCAGCGCCGTCACCAGGGTGCTCTGCCGCGGACCCCGCACCCCCATACTGACCCAGGCCCCGAACTTGCACAGGTACCCCGTGTTGGTGTTCCGATCCAGCAGTGCCGCGTAGGCGAACATCTGGCCCACGCCCGCGAACGCCGTCACCTGGCCCGCAATGCCCGCCACGTTCGATGACAGGTCGTCCGGCCCGACCGACGTCCACGACAGGTCCGAATCGATCCGCCCCAGACTGTCGCCATAGGCCACGTACAGCCCGTTCTCGAACGTGCCCCACGCCTTGCCGTTGTTGGGCGTGTCGGCGTACCGCAAGAACGGGAAGAGCTCGTGGTCGTCGCCCGCGGCATTCAGCGTGTACGTGCCATCCGTTTTGCAGATGACCAGGGTGCCGCCGCTCGTCACCAGGAGCGAGGTGATAGCGGCAGACTTGTCGCCCGCCCTGAAGATCAGACTGGTGTAGTTGGCCTCGTTGGTGGGGTCGGCGTTGGTGTCCAGTTTTCTCAGACGGTTGACGTCGTCCGCCCACCAGAACTCCTTGCCCACGACCGTGAACGCCAGTGCGTTGAAGGTCGCCATCGCCGTGTACGCCGTGCCGTCCGACGTGTACTGCGCCACCCCGCCGGCCAGCGCGAAGAACGCCCGCTGCACCCCGTCGAAGTTCGACGTGAACACGCACACGTCCAGGATGGGCTGCCCGAACGTGTGCGCGATCGACCACGTATCGCTCGTGCCCGCGGCCTTTCTCAGGACGTTGACCCCGTTGGCCGCGTACAGGGTGGCGCCGAGCTCGAAGAACCGGGTGATGCCCCGTGCCGCGTCCACGCCAGCCAGGGTGTACGTGCCGATCTCGGGACCCAGACACCACGGCCAGACCGACAGGTCCACCGCGTTGGCCGACATATACCGCTGGTCGTCCCATTTTTCTTGCAGGGCGAGGCCCAGGCCCAGCGTCAGATTCTGGAACGGCTCTTCCCGATCATTGGTGGGATTCGACCCCGCGTACGAGTAGTCGGGCGGCGCCACCGAGCCGACGTCGGCCGTCTTGGTGGACACCAGCGCTGGCTGCCCTGGCTGCGGCGCGCCAATCAGAAAACCCACGTTGTCGATCCGCACGTGAAACGGCCAGGGGCTTCTTTTTGCGTACAGGCTCATCCGGCGGTCCTGACACCTGGGCCGAATGTGCGCTGGCGGTACAGCTTTTTCTGCGGCATGTCCGCGACGAGGTGTTCTCTGACCAGGTCGTTGAACGCCGCCACGGCGCTGGCCTGGTCCCGGATCAATCGCTGGTTGGCCGCCGGCTCGAGCAGATGCCCGAACTGGCGCCAGCCAGCCACCAGCGCAGCGGACGCCGCCCACCCAGGCTCGATAGCCGCCTCGTCGCTCTCCAGGCTCAACCCCGCCTGATCGCCGAACGTGCCCCCCGCCGGCCGGCAGTGGTCATACGCGCGCTTCAGCACGCGGAGAAAAATCAGGTCGCCGTCGTTGAACGTGTGCGGCTGGGTGTTCAAATAAAAGTGGCCGCCATCGCGTTCGACCTGGCCCATGATCCTGCGTTCGAACGGGTCCTGCAGGTTGCGGTCCTCACCTGCGGCCAGCAGTCCCACCTGCAGCACGTTGCCACTGTCGATCAGCCACGGCGCCACCACGTTCAGGTCGTGTCGGGTCGTCAGGATGGTCGGGACGCACGCCACCTCGACGACCATCCAGCAGTGTTTCAGACCCTCGTTGATCAATCGGTGCGTGGTCGGCGCGTCGAACGGACCCAGGATCTCGAACCGTTCGCCGACCCCGGTCAGGCCACCGCCCGCGAGGTCCAGGTACTCGTACTGCTCCATGTCGTGATAGGTCAGTGCTTCGAGGAACCCGTACGTCGTGCCCGCGCCATCCGAGAACGGGCTGACCGACCACGGCAGATCGGGCGTGATGGTGCCCGTCGATGGGTCGTACGCCATGACGTAACGGTGCCGGTCGGTGGGCTGGGTGGCGTTGGGGCGGTACAACGGCCGGTCGATCAACTGGTCTTCCTGGGGGATGCCCGACATGATCGGATAGGCCAGACACACGAGCTGGCTGGTCGTCGAGCCGACCATCGCCCTGACCTCGTACGACGACGGGCCGATGTACGGGCCAGCCTCGACCGAAAAGGTCGCGCGGTACTGCTGCAGCGTGGCCATCAGCTCATCCTCCGCCCATGAGATCGACCGCCACGACCGGGGCCGTCGGTTGCACCGCGGGCTCGAGCGACGGCGCTGGCGTACTCGGGGGAGCGGGCTGCAGTGACGGCGTCATCACTCAGGCTGGCCCATACACCAGGTCGTCGAGGCTGTTGATCACGGGCCGTGCCTCGAGTGCCGTCACCCGCGCCACCAGCGCGTTGAACTCGGCCGGCGTCGGATGCACATCCGGCCCCAGCTTGGCCGCGGTCACCGCCCCGTTGGCAATGTCCACCGTCTGTATCGTGCCGTCGGCAATCTTGGCCGAGGTGATCGACCCGTCCGCCACCGACAGCGTCTGCCAGTCGTCGGGCAGCGTGACCGTCACTACCACGCCCGTGGGCAGACGACGGCTGACCTGCAATCGTCCCGTGTGCCGCCACGCGCCGTCGGTGTAGCGGTCCTGACTGACCGGAAACGTCGTGTCGATCACGCGTTCACCACCCTGGCCCCTGGCCGCTTGATGATGATGCTGGCGCGCACGCCGCCCTGGGACGCGCGATTGTCCCTACGGTAAACCGTGGCAGCGATCGCGTCGTACGCCCGCCGATAGTCGGCGTCACGGGTCAGCCCGAGCTCACGCATCGCGTCCTCCCGTGGCAGAGACAGCCACCACTCGCCGTCGACGACATCCGGCGTCCTGGCATCCCCGATCAGGGAGTCGCCGTCCAGACAGTGCCCGTCGCGTTCGACGCGGATCTCCGGCACGACGCCCTCGAGCAACCTGGTCGCCGTCAGCACAGCGTCCCACGTCTGGCAGTACCGCACCTCGTGGTCGCCAAAGGTCAAGCGGAAAAAGCCCTGGCCGAAGGCGCAGTCGGACCGATGCGCCGCCGTGACGCTCAGGTACTCGGTCCGACCGTGCTCGTCGATCACGCCGTGGCTTCAGGCTCTGCCTCGTCGGCAGGCTCCTCGACGGGCTCGGTGGCGTTCGCGACCACCTCGCGCGCCGCCGCAATCCACGCCGTCTTGTAGGCTTCGCCGAGATCGGCCCACGCGGGCAGGTTGTCGCCGCTCGCCAGCGACTTGCCGCCGGTATTGGCCGAATACGCCTCGTACGCCACCTGGCCAAGTGCGTTGTCGTCGTCCTGCATCACCATCTCCTAGCTGGTCGTGAACGTGCCGTCTGGCGAGTAGGTCGTCAGACCGTTGGCGTACGCCGCAATCCGGTAGTGGTACAGCGTGCCCGTCGTCAGTCCTGACAATGCCTTGACCTGCGGACCCGTGCCCGACCCCTGCGTGTTGCTCGTGCCGTAAGAGGTGGTCGTGCCGTAGTCGATCCAGTTCAACGCGGACTGCGACAGGGTGAAGTTGACGGTGGCCCCCGTCGTGGTGATGCCCGACGTCGAGATGGCCGTGATGCTGACTGCCTGACCGGTGGCCACGCTGGGCGAGCCATTCGGAAACACCGCGGTGGCGGCCGAGGCGTTGGGCGGCCACCCCGCCGGGCCAGGCGGCGCCTGACCCGTTTCGTTCCCACGCCAATCGACGGGCGTGTGCGTCCACAAGCCCATCGCGGCCCCGACCTGCGAGCCGATTTTGCCGCCGTCGAGCGGCATCGTCAGGACCTCGGCCGAGCCGGCGCCTCGACGTGCTCAGCCCTGGGCGCGTGCGTTTCACGTTCCGCCTTCGGGGCCGCCTTCGCGGCCTGCTCGGCGCTATACGCCTCCAGGCTTTCGATGGTCTGCTCGCCCGTGATGGTGAACCCTTCCCGCAGGTACACCTCGGCACTGGTCGCCGGCGCGATGATCGACTCACCGTCAGGTTTCAGATACGTAAAAAACAACGTGCTCGGCGGCGTGACCGCCGGGCCGTGCTCGTGCATCAGGTTCGCCTGAGCAACGAAATCCACAGGTTCACTCATGTCCTGCTCCTACGACGCGCCTCGTCGATGGGATCTTTCCCGGTGCCTTCGATCGTGGTTGCCCTGGCGCCGTCGGCGCTCAGTTTGCGTTGCAGGTCCTCGAGCGCGTTGGTGGCGCTCGTCTCGACGCCGCGCAGCAGGCTCGGCTCGGGCTCGTCCCGAAACTTGGTGTCGACCACCCGGATCACCGCGCCGTGCGCGCGGATATCCCGGATGGTGGCCTCGAGCTCGTCGGTTGATTGCGAGTCGATCGTCTCGACGTCGATCAGGGTGCCCAGCGTGGGATCTTTCAGGTCGGCCTTGCGGATCGCGTTGATCAACTTGGCCCGCTTGCGCTGCTCGGCGATGACCCTGGGCCGCTCGAGCCGCTCCCACTCCTCGACTTCCGACAGCGAGTCGCCCTGCGCGGCGGTGACGGCCAACAGATGAAACCCCAGATCGGCGTACAACGCGCGGTTCTGGGGGTCAGACTGCAACTGGACGATGTCGCCGTTGGGGGTCGCCCACCAGCGGAGCGGGTAGTTGTAGTTCTGCCCGCGGCGCAGGGGGATGTCCGAGCGGCCAAGCGTTTTTGATTGCATCCGCTCGGTGAAGGTGTCAGTCGCCACGGTCTACGAAACTCCCTTGGCCCACACGCCAAACGTCGGCCGCATCATCTGGTGGCCGTAGATCTCTTCGACGGCCAATTTCCACGAGAACACATCGATGTCATAAAAGATGTGCGACTTGGGCGTGCGCTGCATCACCAGCGCGATGGCTTCGCGATGACCGATGAAATTGTTGGCCTGGCCGCCAGCCGGCTTCACTAAATTTGTGGTGACGCCCAGGTTCAGCCCGTACATGTCGCCGAGCTGGCCGTCCTTCGACGGCAGGTTGGTGTTGCCGATGTACAACGCATTGCTCCACCGGTCGAGTGCCAGCTTGGCCACCTTCTCAGCCGGTGACATCAGGAAAAATCTTTCGGTCTGGGGCGCGTCGGCGTTATCCAGCAACTGCACCGCGGCCAGCACGTTGGCGTCTGACAGCGCCGTGCCCAGGGTGCCGACGGTCTGCGTAAACCCGGCGACGTCCACGGCCAGGTTGGTGTCGACGTCCTTGGCCAGGGCGTAGCCCAGCTTCTGCTGGTATTCGGATTGGACATCGATGATGCTCTGCACCTTCACGATGTCCTCAATTCCCAATGCGGCATACGACCAGATGTTCAGCGTGATCGTGGTCGCCGTCTCGGCAACGGTTTCGTACACGATCGCGGTGTTTTCGGTCTTGGCTCGAGCGGCGAGGTTGCCAATGCTCGCGACCTTGACGGTCTTGCCCACGCTGGCGTCGTTCTCGAATCCTCGGTTTACTGACTTTGCGAAGAGCAAGTTCGACTCTGTCGCCCGCAGTACCTGCTTACTCCAGATGTCGGGGGAGAAAACGCCATCTGAAATGGTTTTATCTACGAATTCGGTCCTGTTGTTAGCTTACACTTTTATGTAAGAGCAGACTCTACCTTCATTGCCCACTCAGATGGGCAAGCGCAGCGTGGGGTCGTTGAGGCTAGTATCAGAGTAACCCCACCGAACGGCGTGGCCCTTCATGCCACGCACCCGAGCCTCTTCTGTAGTGAGCCCGGCTGGTTCGGTGTTCAAGGTGACTTCTCGAGTAAACGGCTGGGTCTTGCTGTTGAGCAATTTCATCTGCATCGCCATCGCCCATTCTTCGGGCTGAATCGGCGTGCGGAAGTCGCTATGAGCCAAACGCGCTGCGATGTACTGCAGCACCAACTCGGCCCGCTCGCGCTTTGTCTGCAGCGCGGGCAAGATCCATTCGACGAAACGTTGGGTTCGTTTGAGTCCCACGAGACGAACAGCCCAGGCACGTTTGTAGGCGTTTCCATTTCGGGCTGTTCCCTTCGGAATACCCCAGCCCACCCAATGCCCAATCTGCTCGCGATCGAGAATACTCGTGATGGCATCCAGTGCTGCCTGATCTGTCCCAGCGAGCAGCGCCATCGGCTGGACCTTGGGTCCACCGTTCTTGCCTGCGCTGGAACGAATCGTCAGTACCACAGAACCCTCACCGTCAAAGAACCCGGCTAACCAGCCGTACTCGATATCTGAAACTTTCGCCTGCGGATTACCCATTGCTCCATCCTTCGCACTCTTCCCTAATCAGGCTCGAAGGCTCTTAGGGCTTCCCCGCATTTGAGCTGCGTTAGGTGCCTATACCGTACTAAGCACCGGTTGCCATGTGGTTGTCTTGAATGACCCCCTAATGTTGACGAACGGGGATCCCTCGGGTTGACCGATGGCGTACCCCTGGCTTTGGCTTACCGTTCTCGTCGAACAGCGCCTCATACTCGCGTAACGTCATGGCGGCGATCATTTCGTCTGTCACTTCTCGGACGCGACCGGGGGTACCAGAGTCGCGCTCAGGGACAGGCTCGTCACCGTTTATCTCGCTCATCACCGATTTCCTCAGTGCGGACTCGCGTTTACTGACGCCGAGCTCCACTGCCTCGTCGACGATGGCTGCCACGTATTCTGCCACGCCCTCGGCGTAGCCCTTGCCTGCCCCGAAGGTTTTCCCGGCGATCTTCTTCTGGATCGCTTCGGGCAGGGTTTTCTGGAACTGGACGATGCCGTCCATGAACGGCCCGGCGGCCTGGGCGGCTTGCTGCGACGCGAGTTGTCCTTGCAACTCGCGCTGAGTCATTTCGCCCAGGGTGTACAGGTCGTTGTTGGCGGCCGCTTCCAGTTTGGCTCGCTCCTGCGCCGCGCGCTCTTGCTGAGCCTTGATCTCGTTGAACCGACGTTCGGCACGCGCGCCGATGACGCCAGACATCACCTCGTCTTTTTCGAGCTGGTCGCGCGGCAGATTCTTGGTGATCAGCCGCAGGGCTTCGACGGGATCTTTCGCGTCCCGCACCTGGTCGAACCAGGAGAGGTCGGGTGTTGCCGGGTCGGGCTCAGCAGTGCCGTCGGAACCTGACTCAGTGACAGGCTCTTCCGATACTGCCTCGCCCGCCGTCGCGGGGAGGGCCGCGTCAGAGTTGGCACGCCCGCGACCGCGAGGGCGGGGCGCCGACGTCTCGGACGACGAGCTCTCCTCGTCATCGACCAGGTCGGGGTGGACGTTCTTGTCCCAATCGCCTGGCATTACTTCTTGCCCTTCGCCGCACGCTGCGTCGAATACGCGGCTGCAACCGCTTGCTTGACGGGGCGACCCGACTTGACCATCTCGCGGACGTTGGCCTTGAAGGCTGCTTTACTGGCGCTCTTCTTGAGTGGCATCGCTCACCCCCTCCGGATCGTGCCCGCGGTGTTAGGCGCCGAGAATTGCGGGAGCGTGTTCTGGATCTGCTTCAGCGAATCCGTTGGATCAATTCCGTAGCGCTCCTGCATAGCCTGAAGAATCAGGTTTTGCGTGGTGGGCGTCGATCGCAGGAAGCTCGGCGAGTCGATCTGATTCGGCGTCGGCGTCTGGTTCAAAAACGAATCCGCCGTCGTCTGGTTGGCACTAGGACTCTGAATATCTGAAATCAGTTGTTGGAGGTACCCCATGCCGCCCTGGGTGTTGCCGCCGGCCGTGCCCACGCCCGCCACGGTATTCGGTGCTGAAAAACCCGCGGTGGGCATGCCCTGCAGGATGCGGCCTGCCTGACCGATCACCTGGGCCTGTCTGAACGGATTGGCCTGCATCGCGGCCGCCGCACTCACTGCGCCCATCTGCTGCGCGTACGCCTGCTGCTGCGCCGCCAGCGTGGTCTGGCCGGCCGTCGGCGCGGCGTTCTGGCCGTACAGATTGGCCCACTGCAACTGTGCCGCCAATGTCGGCGTGCCGGCCGCACCCGGTGCTGCGCCGGCGGACGCCGGGATCAGACCGGCTGGCATGCCGCCTGCAACATTGCCCGATTGGGCTAGGCCCTGGTTCCACTCGGACAACGCGGTCTGAGCGGCGGCCGCGGGCGCCCAGCCCATGCCTGCCAGTTGCTGACTGCGCGCGGTGATGTACTGGGCCTGCGTCAGACCTCCACCCGCACCGCCGGCCGTGCCAGGCGCCTGGTAGTAGCCCGTCAGGCCAGCGGCGCCGATCGCCTCGTTGTACGCCTGAAGCTGCGCCTGCTGGGTTTGCTGGCCGTTGTACTGGCCTGTCAGACCCGCCTGGGTGACCGCCAGGTTCTGGTTGTACTCGCTGACGTTCTGGTTGAACTGGTCCTTATTCAGACCGAACGTGGCGTCGAACTCGCGGACCTGCTCGTCGAACGCTTGCTTGTTGCCCGACGCGATGGCGCCGAGCAAACTGTTGATGCCCGCGGCCAGTTGCTGGCCCGACTGCTGGGTTACCGTCTGTGCGACGCCGCCGGGCGTACCGCCGCCTGCACCGCCGCCGCTGCCGGCCTGTTGCGTCCCGGTCGGCGAACTGTCGGCACCGTAGCTGCCGCCCGTCCACGACGCCATGCCGCGCGCGGTGGCAGCCGTCTGCTCGGCTTCCTGCAGCGTGTTGCCGGACGCATTGATGAACCCACTGCCTGACGGATCTGGGAGCGTATACGTTGGCATGACCTAGCCCACCGTGACCGTGATTGGCGGTGGCTTGACGGGCGCACCTGGAGCGACAAATCCTGGCATGCCCTGCAACCCGCCCTGTGCCAGACCACTGATCGGCATCCCTGGCGAGCCTGGCGTTGGGTACAGGTTCATCCCACCCATGTTCGCGCCTCCCTGCGCCAGACCTCCGTAGGTCGTCCGCTGCTGCACCGGCGGTGCCGGCTGCGTCTGCTGCGTGGTCGTCGTGACCGGCGCCGTCAGACCACCATTCTGTGCGCTTTGCTGCGCGGCGTTGGTCGCCGCAACCGCGGGGTGCGGTGAGCCCGTCACCTGGTGGTACTTGTCCAGCATCTGCTGCAGCACGCCCACCGCGGTCTGGGTGGCGGGATCGGCCATGTTGCTCGACGGATCGGCCATCTGCACCATGCGCGCCGCCGAATCGAGCGTGCTCTGGCCGCCCATCATGTCCGCCGTCCAGCCCCCGATGCCACCCACGAGCTGCTCGCCGAGCCCGGCCGGCGCCGACATCAGGTTCTTGGCGCCGGTCGCCTGGCCCAGGATGTTCTGCAGCATCCCGCTGGCCGTCTGAGCTCGCTGCTGCAACAGGCCAGCGCCCGTCTGGGCGTTGCCGCGCGTGTTGCTCAGGATGTCGCCCGCGGCGGTCGTGACGTTCTGCTGCTGGGCCGTCTCCGCGTTGGTCTGGGCCGTGTCGGCCGTCATGCGCTGGTTGGCCGCGTCGATCAGCGTCTTGGCCTCATCGACGCTGATCTTCTTGTCCACCACCTGGCCAGTCAGATGCGCCGCCAACTGTTGCAGCGCGGCGCTCGCGGTCACCTGACCCTTGTTCTCGATCCAGATCAGTTGCGACGGATTCTGTGGATCGGGAACCTGGATATAGGGTGCAACCGTGTTCGGCGTGGGCGCGGTGACCGGCGCTTTCCCATAATTCGGGTTGGGCGTGCGGCTGACCTCGTTGCCCTGGTCGTCGTACCAGACCAGGTCTTTGAGGGTGGTGCTGTTGCCCACCGTCGCCGCGGCCTGCACGTTGTCTGGCAGTGTCAGCGTGCCCGTCTTCGGATCGAACACGTAGATCTTGCCGCCGCTCGAGACGGCCTGCTTGTTGACGTCGCCCTGGGCGACCTCCTGGGTGTTGATGACCTTGCCGGTGGCCTTGTCGAGCGTGTAGATCGCCGTCGGCGTGGCGACGATCTGCGTCCCATCGGGGGCACTCGACACCGCGTGCAGCTCGCTGTTGACCGGGTCCCACTGGCCGACCACGCCGCTGCCGCTATCGCCTGGCGTGCGGTACACCGGCGTCCACTTGCCAGGGTCCGAGGTTTTCGCACCGGCCTGGGCAGAGACGCTGGCGCCCACCTTGTTATTGGCCGGGTCCCACAGACCGATGACGCGCGGGTTGTCGCTCTTATCGTTCGGGTCGGTGATCGGCGTCCACGTCGACGGGTCGGTCTTGACGTTCGGATCGACCTTGAACGGCTGGGTGCCTGGCGGCGCCTTGGGGTCGCGGACGTAGACCGTCGGCGTGCTCGAGCCAGGCGGGATGACGTTCAGATTCTCGTCCAGCCGCTCGAGCCCGCTGGCCGGGGTGGACGTCGCCGCCACGGGATGGCTCTGCTGGGCACCCTTGACGACCGTAATGACCTTGCCGCCTTTGACCGTCGCGTCATCCCCGGACCCGACAGTGATCGAGTCGTGCTGCGAGCCGTCCGGCGACTGCACGGTCAGGATGGTGTTGCCGGTAGGGCGCTTGGTCGTGACGTTCTGGTTGTTCTCGTCCTTGGTCGTGATGTTTTCGTATTCCTGCTCACGACCAGTCACGCTCCAGCCTGGGACGCCCGCACCAGCCAGTGCTTCGGCTTCCGTCTTGTAATTCGCCATCAGTTACCACACGCCGCCGTATAGTGCGCCCCAAGACTGAGAAAGCCCGCGCGTCGAGCAAACGACCGCGGGCCAGACACCACGAAAGGGCACTCCGTGATGCAACTCGATTCTAACTTTGAGAAGGCGGCGGTCGCCCTGGTCCTCGCATGGCTCATGGTCACCTTCTTCTTTCCGCCCGTGGGCGCGATCATTGCCGGCGTTGGCTTCGGACTCGCCGCGTTACTGGGTGTGATCAACTGGGGCATCAAGCGGCTGCAGGCGCGGTCGACTTCGTACTGAGACGCCGCCGCTTCTCATCAGCGGGAATCGTGTTCAAGACTTCGATGCCTGCCCTCGAGCGAGCGGCCTGCATCGCCTGATCCATCAGGCTCTGCTTGCCGACCTGCGTCATACGCGCGAAGTCAGGCGACGCTGCCGTGCGCGCAATCGCCGCGTCGATGTAGCGGTTGGTCAGTTGCTGGTAGCGCGTTTCCTCCTCGATATTGAGCGGTATCTGATTGACGCTGCCCGACACGGCTCCTGGGGTCAGCGTGATGCCGTTGTTGCGCAGCGTCTGGCGACCCTCGGTGGTGAGCGTCTGGTCGCGGGCCTGCTGTAACTCGTTACCGGTCTGGTTGCCCGCAAATCGCCCGATCAGCCCACCAACGCCTGGCAAGCCTGTCGGCCCCGCCGTGTCTGACGGCTGGCCCGCGGCCAGGTCGCTGGCGCTCAGCGCGGCGCCGCCCACGCCTGCGCCCTGATTCCGTACCAGGAAATCAATCGCCGACGGTCGCACCTCGGCATTGATCCCCGCGCGATCGACGATCGCCTGTATCGCCGGCGTGATGGCCTTCGACACCGCGCTTGCGTTCTGATCGGCGCGCTGCGTCACGATCGTGCGGCCACGGAAGAAGTCGGTGTTCATCTCGAGCTGCGCCGCGGCAGGCAGGATCGGGATACCACCGAGCGGCTCTGTACCGACCTGGGCGGCGCTCTGCGCCTGGATGGGTGACAGCCCCGACCCGATGGACGACGCCATCTCCTGCCAGGACCGCGAGTCGTCACCCATCACGCGGCCGGTCGCCTCGCGTGCGAGACTGGCGAACGGCATCCACTCGCGGAGTTTGATGACGGCGTACATCGGCTTGCGGTTGCCCTGCGCGTCGACGGGTGCCTCGCCCGGCAGCATGACGACGATGCCCTGATCTTTCACGTACTGCGGCACGTCGGCGTAGTCCTTCGCCCGCTGCGGGTCGCTCTTGTTCCACACCTCGGCGGCCATCGACGGAATGCCGATCAGCGTGCCGACCGTCGCGACGAACGCTCGCGGATTGTCTCGGAACGCTCGAGCGATCTGGGCTGGACCCTGGAACCCAACATTGAAGAACGGGATGAAGTTGTTGAGGTACTTGGTGACGGTCCCGCCTTGAGAAAAATCGACGGTGACGGTGCGTCCGTCGATGACCGCTTGCGTCGCGTTGGCGCCACGTCGCTCGGCGAGTCGCATCGCCGCCACGCGCGGGCCGAGTTCTATCCGCTCGCCCAACGCCTCGACGGGATGCAACGTGAGCAGGTCTTTGGTCAATCGCCCCAGATCCTGCCATCCGTTGATCTGAAACACGTTCTTGCGCTGCATCTCCGCGACAGCACGTTTGGTCTGCCCCTCGCCGCCGGTGAAGTACCCCGACTGGCCGCCGCCGCCCTTCAGAAAGGCAGACGTACCCTCACCGCGGAACTCACCCTGGAACAGGCCCTGGAACGCGTCGCCATAGCCCCTGGCCAGTTCTCCCAGAATCCGCGGCAACGCCAGCGGGCCACCCTCCCGCACGCTCGAGCGCAGCACGTACGTCGGGACGTCGAGCGCCGCGTTGCCAGCCAGGAACAGCGGGTTACGACTGGTCGCCAGCGAACGAAATATCTTCTGCCAGGCGCTGGTCCACTCAGGCGTCGACAGCACACTCGCCCCATTGATCGCCGCGCCGAGTGCCTTGTTGTCGGTCACATACTTCTGCTTCTGCCCGTCGACGAACCCGATCATCGTCGTCTCGTTCGACTTCGCCGTGTAGCTCTGCGGCACTTCACGCAGCATCGGGCTGGCACTGTCCTGGTCGATCTTGAGAAACGCCTGGAACGCCTCGTTTTTCATCGCCATGCGTTCGACCTGGTGCGCGTACGCGACCGTCGAGGCGATCGGGTCTTCGCGCGCACGTTCGGTGCCCTTGAGTGTGTATTCGCGCAACTGGCGATCGCTGAGCCCGAGCTTGGTACCGGCACCCTGGCCACCGGCTGGGTCGGCCATGTAGTCCAGAATGCGCGTCTTCGCCCAGTTCGGATACTGCGCCTCGAGCTGGGCCGCGGTGCCCTCGTCGAGCACGCCCGCCCGAACCAATCGCTCGCGCATCGACTGGTTGAACGCCGTCACTTGGTCGGCCGCGGCCTGGACCCTGGCAAAGCGTTCCGGGCCGAGCTGCTGCTCGAGGTCCTGCATCGCCTTGACCGACTCTTCACGGTTCAAGCCGCCTGAAAACAGACGATCGGTGCCCACCTCCGGCTTGCCGGTGCGCGTGGCAAGGTTGTCGGCGACCTCGATATTCGAGCGTAGCGTCACGTAGTTGCGCAGGGCGGGGTAGTCCGCGCCGACGGACTGAATGGCTGGCTTCAGTCCTTCATCGACTCTGACCTGCGCCACGGGATCGGAGGCCAGACGCTGCAGCTCCGCGGCCATCTCGTCGCCACGCAACGGACGGCCGAGGTTTGCCGCGTAGCGCTCCTGGGCACGGTTGATGTCGACCTGGCGGTCGGTGAACATGCGTGTCAGGCTGTCGCCGACTTGCTGGATAACGTCAGGAATACTGGTCGCTGGCTTCGGCTTCTTGCCGTCGTACATCGCGTTGAGCTTGTCGAGCTCAGGAGTAGCGCCAGTTGGCGCCGTAGGTGGCGCCGTAGGTGGAGGCGGAGGCGGCCCGGCTGGCGGAGCAGGAGGCCGCTCGGGTGGTTGAGGCGGCACTGGCGGCTCACCTAAGGACGCCGTCACCCGCGCAGTCGGAGTTGTCGCGGTCACGGCTTCCCCCGGCGCTGCTCGTGCGCCGGCAAACGCCTCTGACGCAGCGGTCATAGGCGCCTCGCTGGTGGCACCCGTCTCGGGAGCACGAAACCCTGTCGGTTCAGGCGCGACTCGCGGCGTGACCACTGCCGCTGCGGCGGGCAGTGCGGTACCCGTTTCGCGGCGCGGGATGCGTATGCCGCCATCTGCCGTCGGCTCCGCATTGGCAAAGTCAAACCTGCGCGCCACGCGTGCGTTGGTCGCGAGCTGCGCAGCCTGCCGCTCGGTACGCACCACGATCGCCGAAACAGCACCTGGAAGCGTCCTGCTGACCGTGTATTCCTGACCGCTGCCCGTCGCCGCGGTGAACGTGAGGCCCGGCTTCTGAGGCGCGACGCTGCCATTGGCCCGAGCAGGATCAAACTCGAGCATGACGCCCTTGCCACCCTGCCCGAGCGCCAGGTCGCGGTTGTCTGATGTAAAGATCGGGGTCTGGTTGCGCGGACCACTTTCGATGCGATCGAGCAATGCGCGCGCGTTCGGCACACTCGTCTCGTGGTAGAGCACGGTGGTGCCGGCCGGGACCACGTCGGTCAGGTCGTTCTGGTGAACGAGCTTCTCGTTCGGCAGGCCAATGTCCTGCACCTTCGGCCGCGGGTCAGCGTTAGGTGCGCGGACCGTGTCGCGGAGAAAATTGCGCTGCATCTGCGACGTCACATCGGTCGACGGCGACCGCTCTTCGGTGGTGGCCCTCAGCAGGTTCTCGCCGGGGCGTGGACCTCTATCTGCTGCCCGCGCGAGTTGCTCCTCGAGTGTCGGGCGCGTCTCTGGCGCACGGAAGCCTTCACGCCCGACACCCGCGACGGCGCGTTCCAGGCTGGGTCCGACGCCGCCGCGGGTGATCAGATGCGTGCCGAGCAACCCCGCGGTTGCTCCGAGCCCGATGTTTCTGAGGCGCTCTTCGGGTGACGCGTCCTGGGGGGTAGCGACATTACCGGCGTAGCCGCCAGCGACACCGCCCGCAAGGTTGATGCCGAACGGCACCTGCGCCTGGCCGCCCTGCCGCCCACTGACCGCGTTACGGACCTTGTCGAGCGATTCCGGGAAGATGACGGTCGCCTGGTGCTCGATGGGCGCACCCGCCGCGTCGTTCATCGGAATGCGCTGGCCACCGTTGTAGGTGATGCCGTCGTACCCAGATTGCTTCAGCACCTGCGCTGCTTGGGTCTTGGCTTCACTGAGCGACACATCAGGACTGACATACGCCCGAGTGAGCACCTGATAGACCGCATCACCCGTCTGCCCGTTCGTGCTCGTGCGCTCGTCATTCGGGAACACCCGAATATCGAACCGCCGCCGGTCCTCCGCATCAGGGATGGCGTCTGAAATTCGGCGTGCGTTCTCGACCGACACGGGGGCGTCGACGTTCAGCAGGTTCAGGTTTTGCGGCACGTCCACCGCGCGCACGTTGGGTCCGGCCTCTGGCGGCGTCACCTTGCTCTCGGTGTCGTCGATCAAGCCCTGGAGCTTGTCGACGTAGTTCTGAAAGTACGTGCGCTCCTCGGGCGTACGAGCGTTTCGCAACAACTCCTGCGCCGGGGCCAGACGACTCCGGTACATGTCCAGTTGCTGGCCGAGAACCGTTGGCCGTGGGGCACGTTCCTGGGCATACCCCGGACTGAGTACCTGACCAGGCTCACGCAGTTCGGCAGCCGCCGCAGCGCCCGGACTATTTGGTAGTAGTCGGAGCAGATTCGGCGCACGCATCTCATTGCCCTGAGCGACGACGCCACCGGCCACCCTCGGGTCACTGGTCAGGTAGTAACCCGGTCCGTACAGCCCGTTCGGATCGAATCTTTCACCCGTCGGCCGATCGAACCCTGAGCCCGTGCCGTGATACATCCGCGTGCTCGGCTCAGCCTCTGGCGCGGTAAACCCGGCCGTCGGCTCACCTTCACCCCTCGCGCGCGCCACCATCTCGGGCACACCGGCAAGCGCGGCATTGACGTTGGCCTGGGCAGGTTGCCTTGAGCGCAATGCCGCGCTGATCTCGGGTGCGCGATCGAGCAGCACCTGGCCGATACGCCGCACCACCGCCATCACCGGTACCGAGCCCACGTCGATCACGCCACCCAGTCCAGCCCCGACGACCAGCGCCTGGCCCACCGACTCGGGCGTGGACGTTTTCTTTTCCGCCTCGAACATGGCGTTCTGCAAACCGCCCACGATGGCGCCCTGCGAGAACTTCTGCGCGATGGTGCCGAGCACGTTGACCGCACCGGGCGACAGACGTTCGGCCAGTTGCGGTCCGACGATCCGGCTCACCGCGCCACTGAGCGCACCCGTGCCCGCTTCAGCCACACCACTTGTCGGTCCCAGCAACGCCAGCATCAACGGGTCGGTGAACTGCTGTGCGATGCCCGTGGTCAGGCCCGCGATCAACCCGCCTGGCGTGATATCGCCCTCGTGCCCTGGCTCTGGCCGCGCGCCGGGCAGATTGTTGAGCGGGTTGTTCTGCTCGAGCCAATCGTTTTTGACCTGCATCACGTCGCGGTACAGGCTCATCGTGCCCGCGGGGATCAGCGACGGCCCCTCCTGGGCATTCTCCGCGGCGGCCTGTAAGAGACGATGCCCGATGGGCGACTGTGCGAAGGCGAGCGCCTGGGCGTTCTCATCCTGAAGCGCTCCACCGAGCACTGGCGCGGCAGCGTCGACGACACCTCGAGCCGTGGTGCCCAGGTCGCTTGCAGCAGCCCCCAGAACGGGCGCTACCGCATTGACGGCCGCTGTGCCAGGGGTCTGACGGTTGGCGTCCTGTGCCGCTCCCAGCACGCCCTGCGCGGCCTGCTGCACGTCACTCGCCACCTGGTTGACCTGATCGCGCGCCGACACCTGACCGGGCTGGAGCTGCACAGGCGCGGTGGCCTGAGCCAGCGCACCCTGCGCGGCCGAGCCCAGTGCCGATGCCGCACCACCAACCGCCTCGCCGACGGCGCCCGCGGCACCACCCAGCACGTCCGCCGCCGACTGAATCGGGGTTGGGCCCTGGTCAGCGACCACGTTGCCGTCGGCGTCCTGCATGGCACCCTTGACGTACAGCGGCGCCTTCACGGGCGCCGGGCCACCAATGGTGATCGGCGCGTTGGATGCGCCACCAGTGCCGCCGAGTGCGGTGGGAGACGTGCTCGAGGCAGGCACCGCGGGGTTGTCGGCGAACAATGCGCCCTGCGCGCGGCCCATCAGATTTTCCATCTGGGTCGGCGTCATCCACTCGCTGCCGTTTTTCAGGTCCAGACCGGAACGTCCCACGTGGAACGCGCCCGTCTGCGGGTTGTAGCCGTCCGCAAAGAAGTAATGGCCGGCCGTGGAGATGGTGACGGGGTTGCCCGTCTGGGCTTCTCTGGAGATGGCATCCCAATCGGGCGCCACGATGTGCGTGTCGACGCCCATGTTCTTGAGCAGTCGCTGCTCGCTGGTGATGCCCGCCATGCCGCCGCCACTCGTCCAGCCCACCTGCTTGGCCAGGTCGGTGGCTTCCCTGAGCGTGGGGTTGCGGCCAAACCGTTCGGCGAACCTGACGGCGGCCGCGGGACCGCACGCGGCGTACGCTTCGTCCGCGGTCAACTGCGGATCGTTGAACTGCGACTGATTCATCGCGGTCGACGCCGTGTCGAGCGCACCTCGAGCCGCGCCGCCCAGTGCCGACGCGGCGCCGCCCACGGCGTTGCTGATCGTGGTACCCGCTGCCTGCGCCGCCTGCTGGGCATTGCCCATGATGGTCTTGACGTAGTTCTGCGTCTCCGCATACGGCGGGATGCCACCGTACGTCTCGACCGCGCCAGCACCCGCGTTGTAGGACGCCAGGGTCTTGCCCCAGTCACCCTGATACTGCTGCAGTCGCTTCGCGTCCTCTTTGGCCGCCGCGTCGAGTGACGCATACGGATCGGTCGGATCGAGCCCGACACCCTTCGCCGTCTCGGGCATGAACTGGGCGACGCCAATCGCGCCGGCATTGCTCCGCGCCGAGGGGTTGAACCCTGACTCCTGCTGGATCTGCGCGGTGAACACGTTGGGGTCGATGCCTGCTCGCTGGGCCGCGGCTCGAGCGTAGTCCTGCAGCGACATCGACCGGTCCGGCGGCGCACCGAGATCCGCGGTTGGTTGCTGGACAGGCGCCTGGGTTGGCGGTGCAGGACTACCAAGCGTCTGCACGGCGTTCTGCGCGCCCTGGGTGATGCTGGCGACGTGATCCTGCAGTTGTTGTGCGACCTGGTCGCGTGCCTGGCCGAGCTGCGTCACCGCGCCACTGGCGGCCTGGCCGGCGGTACCCAGCACCTGCAGGGCGGGTTGTGCGGCAGCGGCGGCTTGCTGGGCGTGCTGCTGGAGCTCCTGCAGGATCTGATTCGGGTCAGGACCCTGGGGTACCGGCGGTGGCGTGGGGATGGCGTCGTTGATGCTCTGAACGGCGCCCTGGCCCAATTGGAGCAATCCCTGAGCGTGGGAGCGCAGCTCGTCGCCGATGCTCGAGCGCAGGTCGTCGAGGAGGATGGTCCCCGGCATTTACGCAGCCATCGTGGGCGGCAGCGGCTGCCCGTTCGGCCCGAGAATCACGGGTGGTGGCGCCACAGTACCCGGTGGGGGAGCGATCGCCACCGGCGGTGCGACAGGCATCACCGGAGGAGGAGCCGGCAGAGCCGGCGGCGCGACAGGCATGGCCGGTGGTGCGGGTGGCGTGGCGTTGGCCATGACCGCCTTGCCGAAGGCGTTGGGGTCGACCACGGTCGACGGCTCACCCGGCTGAGGCATGCTCACGCCGATGCGCTTGGCGACGTCGAGGAACTGCTGCGGATCTCGCCGCGCCTCACTCTGCAGCCACGCGCGATCGTTGGTCTGGTACTTCTGACGGTACAGGTCGTCCAGCTTCTGGTTGGACACCTGCGCCATATCGGGGTGGTTCTTGTTGTCGCCGAACACGCCCGTCGCAATGGCCGGCGCATCCCGCTGCACCTCGTTGGTGATCTCCTGCTGCAGTTTCAGGAATTCAGACTGCTGGGGGGAGCCGGCCATCACTGACCCGCTTGCTGCGCGCCCTGCATCACCTGCGGGTACCCTGGTGGGTTAGCGCCCGCACCATTGGGCGCCGCGGCCAGCGCGCCAAGATCTGGCACGCCGCCCATGCCCGGACCACCACCCTCGAACACGCCGGGCTGGGGTTGCTGACCGGGCGGACCACCACCAGCCGGCAGGCCTGGTTGTGCGTTGACCTGACCACTGAGCGCGAGCTGCTCGGCGTCCTGCGCTTTCTGCAACAGGTCGCCGCGGCCCGCTTCCATGAACACCTCGGCGTCCAGCCATTTCTGATAGGCGGGTGAGGCGCGGATGCGGTCGCGCGCGATACTGCGGCGGATCTCGTCGGGGTTGTCGCCCAGATACGTGACGGCCTCATCCTTGCCGAACGTGCCCGCGGCGAGTCGCTCGTGGGCGTACCGCGCCATGATCATCTCGTCGGTCGGGAGTTGGGCCTGGACCTCCCACTTGATCCGCATCGGGCGCTCGAGGTCCTTGGGACCGAAGCCAATGAACTCCGCGGCCGCCTTGCCAGAGCCGACGTCGATGCCGCCCGAAAAGACGTACACCTTCTCGTTGGCGCGTTCGCGGATCAGCGTCCACAGCTTCTCGGTCTGCCCCTTGAGGAGGGATTCGATGCCGTGGCGGATGGGACCGACCCGCGTCCTCGAGTAGCTCAGCACCTGGCTGATGGCGAAGCCAGCGCCTTCCATGCCTGACAGCGTGGTGACCCTGGGAGACTCCAGGTCGCGGATGGCGCCGTCTATGAGCGCCATGTGTTTCTCCAGGGTGCTGGCGTCGGGGTACTGGATCCTCTGAAGTTGGCGGCCGGGCGGCAGGTTCAGGATCTCGCCGGGGTGGACCGTGGGGTCGGTTTCCTTGGGCAGACCATCGTCGCCAATGACCGCGGCCGCCGGCGTGTCGCCGTACGTCACCAGGGGGGAAAGGAGGTCCCTGGCGACGTACTGCGCGTGCATGGCCCGCAGGTACTGCCGGTACTGCACGAGCCACAACTTCGTCCTGCCAATCCCCCAGCCGACCTTGCGATTGCGCCAGTGGTTCATGGTCAGTCCTGGCGCGTAGTCGTAGGGCACGCCGAACGAGTATTTGTGCTTGAACTGCTTGACGATGTAGCCGGTCTGGTCGCCGTTGAAGTTCTGGCCGCAAATGGCGTATGACACCCAGGTGTCGTCCCAGTGCTCGAGGTACGTCACCGTGCTGAGCATGTTGCGGCTGGCTTCGATGATGTTCTGCGACTGGCCGAGCTCCTCGGGCACGATGTCGCCGATGGCGTCGCGCGACAGCCGGTAGCGCCGGAATGCGCTACGCATCGGCATTTCTGAGACCTCGAGCACCTCGCACAGGTAGCCGTTGGACCACTGGGGGTACACCCGGCGAGGGTCGACGTACTGCCAGACGAAGGGGGGGCCGGCGCGCTTCTTGGCCTCTTCGGTCATCTTGTCGTAGGACGTGTACGCGTCGGTCGGGTCACCCGACTTGGGTGAGGCGATGCCGTAGCGTTCTGACCACAGATCGGACGACCAGAGCAGCTTGGCCCAGCCGCCGCCATCGTTCAGGGTGGCGTCGGTGACCTGGGTCATGGTGTCCGAGCCGGGCTCCCTCGTCCCACATTCCCATAACGTCTCTTCCGTGAAATGCTCGAGCTTGCTGGCGACGGTCTGGGCCGTGTCACCTTCGCCGCCGACGATGGATAACTTGGGGCGCTCGAGCGTGAGTATTGCGGTCTGCTGAAACGCCTCTTCGGTGATGTCAGGGTCGCGGGGGTCGACGTGGACGAGCATGTAGTCCTTGTCGGCTTCTGACAGGGCAGGGCGGCGCATCTCGCGCTGTTCGCGGACCAGGTCGAGGTCGTTGTCCTGCTGCAGGTACAGGTCGCTGAGCTCGGTCTGGAGCGACGTCAGATAGGAGCTATCCGGCGGCTTGAGCTCCTTCTTCGAGCGGTCGATGGCCACGACGTAGCCAAGTGTACGTCACACGTCGATCACCAATGTCACACGACTGTCACACGGGTCAGCATCCCCGGCGGTTGCGCTCCTCTTCGGTGACCCGCTCGTGGCAGTCCACGCACAGCGCCTCGAGTTGCTCGGGTGACTCATCACCCACCTGGCCAGGGAACATGTAGCTCTTGTGGTGAACCTGCAGCCGGCGCTGTTTACCGCAGCGGGCACAGCGAAACCTGCCGCGTTCGATCACCTCGCGCCGACGGCACTGCCACTGCGGCGTGCCGAGATAGACGTGGTAGTAGTCAGCGCGAGCCTGCTGCGGCGTGCGTCGGAACTGGCGACTGCTGCCAGCATCGAACGTTCGATCATCCCAGAGGCCGAGTTGGTCAGCATAATCACGCGGCACGAGCAAGGCCCTCGTGGTGCAGGATGATCAAAGTTGCCTTGCCGGTTATCCAGTCGGTCGCGGCCCAGTCGGCCGGATTCGCCCGGCGACCTTCTACAGCCTCCACCCATCGGGCATCAAGGCGAACAAAGGCGGGAAGCACGCGTGGCGTGCGCCGCCAATACTTGAAACCCTCTTCTGCCCAGCCATATTTATTTCGCTCTGAACGCTGGCCACGTTCCCAACATCGCGTGTGTGGCATTGCTCTCGCAAACCTCCGTCAGTGGCAGGCGCAACGAGAGACTGACCGTCTCACCGTGTTTCGCATATGCCACTAACTAGGAGGGCTCAACAGCGCGGTAACCCTCGAGGAAACGCTTACGGGCAGTTTATCACCGCCGGCCGGCTGCGAATCGATAGCTCGAGCGTGGCCGTTCGGCCGTGGCCAACTGCGACCCCAGCCAAGCGAGGCAAAGGCCAATTACGCAGTCGTCGTGAAGGCCAGTGGGCGCCGCATACCTGACCATGCCCGTCACGGTCACACTGCTCTCAAAGGCCAGGAGCTCCGAGATCTGCACGGGGTCGTCCAGCAGGCTGATCTGGTTCTGCTCGATCGCCAATGCCAGGCTCCTGACCGCGGCGTCCTTCGAAGCGTTGGTGGCCGTCCAGGCATAGATCGGCAGTGCCGCGCGGGCAGAGCCCAGCAGTCTGGCATAGCCGGTCTGCAGCCGTTCGACCAGGGGGCCGCCCATGCTGTTGGCCTCGGCCACGATCTGCACGGGGTGGTAGAGCTCGGCCCACCTGTGCAACCGCTCGGCCTGGAATTCAAAGTCGATGTTGCTGAACCGGTCCAGCGCGACCTGCTCGTTGAGGGTGGCGTCGATGACGCTGATGACGGTGAAGTCGTTAGAGCGTGCCCAGTCCACGCCGAACACGTACGTGTGGCCACGCTGGGGTGGCATCTGCTTGAGACGTGAGACGCCCTGCACGCCGCGGAACACGCCAGCGCCCTCGAGTTGGACGAACTGCGCCAGGTACTCCTGGGCGTACGCGCGCTCAGGCAGCTCGTGGCGTGCCGCTTCGATCTCGTCTGGGTGGATGTACGGGTTGACGCTGGTGGGCATCTGCCACGATCGCCAGGCCCCTTCCAGCGGATCCTGGCCCAACTGGTAGAGCTGGTGAAAATCGTTCAGGCCGCGGGGCGTGGACAGGAACCAGGCATCGCCGGCGTAGTCGGCCAGGGTTGGGCGGATGGCAAGCTGCCAGATGTCGAGGAGGTTGGGCACCATCGCGGCCTCGTCGACGACCACGCGCTGGTACTTGCGACCGCGGGCAGGGTTGGGATCGTCGAGTGACCAGAGCTCGAGCACGCCGCCGGTGACGAGCTCGAGTCGGTGGTCCTGCTCGCTCTTGTTACGGGTGACGGGTTCGATCAGGGTACGCAGCTCGCGCCAGAACTCGCCGAGCAGCTTGTAGCTGGGGGCAAAGTAGCCGGCTGGGCGACCTGACAGCGCGGTGAGGATCAACTGGTGCTGGCCCAGGGTAGATTTACCGGAGCGCCGGCCGCAGGCCAGGACGGAGAAACGGGCGTTGGCCTGCATCACGTCGTGCTGCCAGTGCAGTGGCCGCGGCAACGTGATGGTGACCGGCATACCTCAGACCGAATGGCCGTTCGTCTGCTCGTGTGACAGCTTAGGCGTCGCGGCATCGGCGTATTCGACGCGGATGGTGGAGTCGCCGGTAGTCGCCATGTCGATCCGGTCACGGCGCCCGTAGTCGTCAGGACGGCGGCGTTCCAACCACCAGGCCGCGGCCGTCCATGTCCCCGCCTGCGCCGCCTGAGCGATCTGCGCCACCATGCGGACTTCGGCGTCGCCCTCAGCTTTTTGTATGGCGGCGACAAAACCGACATAAAGTTTCATCCAACGCTCAAATGTCCGCGGCTCGATACCGGCATAGTGACAGGCAGCCTTGCGCGTGTTGCCGGCGCGCAGGGCCTCGATCAGGCGCGCCTCGCGCTCAGGCGTGCGTTTTGACGGCCTGCCGACCACTCACTCGCTCCCAGCGGCGGACGCTAACGTCGCAGTAGCCAGGGTCGATGTCGAGGGCGTAGCACCCACGTCCTTCGCGCTCGGCGGCGACGATGGTGGTTCCTGAGCCCACGAACGGGTCATAGACGTCACCGGAATGATTACGGATTGGACGGCGCATGCACTCGACAGGCTTTTGCGTACTGTGCCCGCCTTCAACATTCCGATCTAAGTCGATCTCCCAGAGTGTGGTCTGAGAATGATCGCCTATCCAACCTGCCGTCGCGTCTCCGCGAACTGCATACCAACATGCCTCATGCCGCCAGTGATAGTGGCCACGACTGATGGGAAAATTCGATTTCGCCCACATGATCTGAGCGCGGATGCCGTAGCCCGCCTGTTCGAGCGATAGCCCAGAAGCAATGGCCGTAAGCCCCCCGGACCAACAGTAGACGACACTGCTCGGCGATAGTGCCCACGCCTGAGTCCAATCGGCACGGTCGTCGTTATCGACAGGTTGCGTACGCCGAGCGGCGTACGCAAGCTGGCCCTTCGCTGCACGGTCATTCCGCCACTCGGCGTCGTAATCCACACCATACGGCGGGTCGGTCACCATCAACGCCGGTGCATCCCCGTCCATCAGCCGCTCAACATCCGCCGCAACGGTGGAGTCGCCGCACAACAGCCGGTGCTCGCCTAGCAGCCACAGGTCGCCCGGCTTGGTGATTGGCTCAGCCGGTGGCGTGAGGTCGGCATCGTCCGGGTTGAGGTGTTTGTTGAGCGGTGGTGCCAGGTCCTTGAGCAGCGCGGCGACCGCGGCATCCGCTGGCTGCAAGCCCTCGAGCAGCGCCGCGAGCGTGTCGGCGTCTGAACCGGCCAGCGCCGAGACCGGGTCGAACGTCGCCAGCACGAGGCGCTCCTCGGCGTCGTCCAGGTCGACGTAGCGCACGGGTACGGACGTCTCGCCGTGACGCAGCGCGGAGGCGACGCGCAGATGGCCGTCGACGACGAAGCCGGTGCGCTGGTTGACGAGGACCTCGGCGACCCAACCGACTTCGGTGAGCAGTCCGGCGAGGGCATCGCGCTGATGGTCGGGGTGGGTTCGCCAGTTGCGTGGATTGCCGACGAGGTCGTGTGGGTCGACATTGCCGTAGCCGACGATACGTGAGCGCCAGGCGCTGGTAGTCACTCGGGCCTCGGCAATGGGCGGACGTCGTCGGGCTGGTAGGGAGCGACGACGCCGTCCGAGTCGAATTTGATCAAGAGCAAGCCGCGGGGCCAGAGATCCTGGACGGTGCCAGAGCCGGCGGTGATGCCGCTGAGCGGGACGTAGACGCGATCGCCGATCTGGTAGAGCTGCATGGATTCAGGATGATGCATGGTCAGTGATGGATCCCCACTGATCGGCCATCGCCTGAGCTACCAGGTCCAGGGTGCGGCTGCGAGCTTTCCAGCGGTCGGGGCCGGGTGCGGCGTAATGGACGCGTGGTGTACGGCCGGTACTGACCAGGGTGGCCATGAGTGGTGGGAGATTCTTGAGCCAGAGCAGGGTGGTTTTGGTTTCGCCGTGGCCAAACATCCAGGGCTGGATCATCTGCGACTCGCGGTACCAGAAGCGATTGAGGCCGCGGGGATTTTCCAGGGCGATGCGGGGGATGGGGGCTGACCAGAGTCGTCGACGAACTCGAG